ACGACAAACCAAATCGTGGTTATGTTTTTATAATAATTAGAAACATACATTTTCAACTTCATAATATTAGAAAGCGTATTGATAAATGCGAATTAAACGAAGAAATATATAATCTAATAGACGATTACAACGAAGAACAAGAATTAGAATGGGATAGTTTTAGAATAAAAGCTGAAGATGAGGTTAATTCTTGGGAATGGTACGATAAAAAACTATTTACTTTATACCGAGATAATAAAACATCAATAAGAAAATTAGCAAAAGAAACAGGTATTAGTTTTGTTTCTATATTTCACACATTAAAAGCTAACAAGCAAAAACTTAAAAGATTATTACAAGACGATTACGATAACTTAAAACTTTAAAAAAATGGCAAGACAAAGAAAATCAAAAGGACTTGGTGATACAATAGAAAAAATCACTGAAGCAACAGGAATTAAAACAGTAGTAGAAGCAATTTCAGAAGCTACAGGAATCGACTGCGGTTGTGGTGAACGTAAAGATTTACTAAACAAATTGTTTCCTTACAAACAAGCTGAATGTTTAACCGATGAAGATAACGAATGGTTAACTAATTTCTTTTCGGTAACTAATAATCAGTTAACACCGAAGCAACAAAACAAAGTTACTGAAATTTATAAGAATGTATTTAACGAAAAAATACAACCTTCAAATTGTGGTTCTTGTTGGAGAGATAAAATAAACGAATTAAAAACAATTCATCAAACACAAAACAATAATGAAATTCAATAACGATTTTAAATATGATTTGAAGTTTGGACAAATTGGAGAAGAATTGCTTGGTTCAATTTTTACTAATAAAACAATAGAAGTAAAAAGAGATAATTGGATTTATAGAAGTGGTAACATAGCTATTGAATTTGAAAGTAGAGGAAAGCCTTCAGGTATAAAAAAAAGTTTAGCTGAATATTGGGTTTTTATTTTTAGTGGAAAATTTGAAGATGACATATTATTAATAATAGAAACTAAAAGATTAAAAACAATATTTGAAAAATATTATAATGAAGGATTTATTAAAAGTATGGGAGATAACAATACTTCTAAAGCAGTATTAATTCCTGTAAAAGAAATAACAGATTATAAAAATTACATATAATGAGCGCAATAGAAAACCCAATACAATTAGAATATTTAAAGCAAGTGATACTTTCACAACTGCTTTTAGAATGTAACGAAAATTTACGCTTTACAATACAATATAAGCAACAAATTAAGAATAGAATCAATAACCTAAACAAAGACTTGGAAAGTGTCGTACATAAAGAATATACAAGTATTTATAAAACCGACCCTGAAATGACTACAAACATTTTAAGCAAGATTGAAAGTTTAGTTACTAAATTAAGTACTTCAACACTTGACGAATTAATTATGATTGATGCAATTATTGAAAAGTACAACGATAACAAAGAATGGTTCAAAGAATACGCTGAAGCTGAATTTTTAAAAATAGACTAATGATGCAGTTATTACACGGTGATTGTTTAGAATTAATGAAGTCAATTCCTGATAAAAGTATTGATGCTATAATTACAGACCCACCTTACGGAACTACTGCTTGTAAATGGGATTCAGTTATACCTTTTGATTTAATGTGGGAACAACTAAATAGAATTATTAAAGATAATGGTGCTATAGTTTTATTTGGAAGTGAACCTTTTAGCAGTGCTTTGCGAATGAGTAATATTAAAAATTATAAGTATGATTGGGTTTGGGAAAAAGACAAACCAAGTAATTTCTTAATGGGAAAAAAACAACCACTAAGATATTCTGAAAACATAAGTGTATTTTATAAATCACAAGTTTTATATAACCCTCAAATGCAAAAGAGGACTAATAAAAATAAGAGAAAAAACAAACTTACTTCTTCTTTATTAAAAGATGAAACTAAAAATATAAAATTAACAGACAAATATCAAGATAGGTTAAAAAGTGGTGTAAATGATTATATATATCCTAAAAATATACAGAAATTTAATAACAGAACTAAAGGATTACACCCAACACAAAAACCAATAGTCTTAATAGAATATTTAATCAAAACATATACAAACGAAAACGAAACTGTTTTAGATTTTACTATGGGTTCAGGAACTACAGGAGTAGCTTGTAAAAATTTAAACAGAAACTTTATAGGTATTGAAATGGATGATAAATATTTTGAAATAGCAAAAAAAAGAATAGAAGAAACACCAATTAAATTATTTTAATATGAGCAAGATAACACCAATGCATTATATGACAGATTCAAGAATTGACGTTATAGACTTTTGTAAAATGTACGATATGAATTTTAATCGTGGCAATATAGTAAAGTATTTAGCACGAGCAGGTAAAAAAGATAACGAACTTGATGACTTACGAAAGGCATTAAACTACTTGATGCGGGAAATAGAACACCACGAAAAGTTGCAAGAACAATGGATTGAAAACAATAAGTAGGGTAACACCTACTTTTTTTTGTTAAACTTTTGTTAAAATGTTAATAAGTAAAAAATAAGTTATATATTTGTTGAAACAATTAAAAACAAGTATATGGAAACATTTAAGTATCGTAATCAAGAAATTCAAGTTGATTACCACACAGTAGAAGTAAAAGGCGACCAAGTGCCTGATGTTATTATTGGTTCAGTATTTTATGAAGGTACTGATATAACAATGATACTATCACAAACTGACGAACAAGAAATATTAGAAACAATTTACGATAAACTTTACAACTAATGAAAACAGAAATTATAAACGATTTAGATATTTTAATTCAATTAAGCAAAGATTTAGATAACGCATATATGAAAAACAAATTGCGTAATATTAAAAATCTATTATTAGAAGAATGGAACGAAACTGATTTGTATTACGAACAAATAAAAGAAGTTTTAAGACACGATGAAACAATGAACAATTTAAACAACATAAAAATAAGATAATATGATTACAACATTTGATAACAAACAATGGACTAAAGAAGAAATCCTTTCTAATATGTACGATGATAATTTTTACTATGGTTACTTGGGGCAAAACGCATTAAGTAGTTCAAGTATTAAAACATTAATATCTTCGCCTAAAACGTATTACTTTACAACTAAATACGGAAGTGGTGAAACACAAGCGTTACGTGATGGTAGACTATTTCACACAATGATATTAGAACCTGAAAAGTTAGACGATATTATATTTGTAGATGCTGCAACAAAAGCAAGTAAAGAATACAAACTTGCAAAAGAAACAGGAAAAGAAGTTTACACTAAAAACGAAAAGAAAGCAGCAGAACGTTTATGCGATGCGTTATTAAGAAACGAAGCAGTAAAAGAATACTTAACAAAAGCAGAATACGAAGTACCACAAATAGCAATGATTGATGGAATACCAATAAGAGCAAAAGCAGATATATTAAAAGGCAATACTATTATTGATTTAAAAACCACAACCGGTATTAAAGACTTTCGTTATTCAGCAGATAAATACAGTTATGATTTACAAGCGTGGCTATATCGTGAAATGTTTGGAGTAGAAGATTTTGTATTTATAGCTATTGACAAAGGTAGTTTAGATATTGCTATCTTTGAATGTAGTGACGAGTTCTACGCAAAAGGTAAAGAAAAGTTTGAGCAAGGAGTTAGTAATTATAAACACTTTTTTCAAACAGAAGGAGTAGATTTAGACCAATATGTATTAAGAGGTGTATTGTAATGTAATTTAAAATGGAATTAACAAAAGATGAAGCGTTTGCTATGACGCTATACGATATAAGTCAAGGCGAAACATTAGAAACAATGCGAATGGTTTTAACAGACTACGAAGAACGTGAAGAGTTTGAAGTTTGTGCAGGTATACATTTAGCAATAGAAGTATCTTCGTTTCTTACATTAACCGCAGTAGTACAAGAATTTAACCCAATAGAATTAGAATTAACATTTGACGAATTATGATAATAGAAAAAATAAAACAAGAATCAGGAATTGATGTAACAATAAAAAGCAGGAAACGTGAACAAGTAGAAATGAAAGCATTAGCATCATTCTTATTTAGACAAAAAGGATATTCTTTAATACAAATAGGAAAAGAACTAAACTTAAACCACGCTACAATAATACACCATTTAAAAATATACCCAAGTATAAAATACTACAATCCACGAGTACAAGAAATAGAAAATAGTGTAATAGGAATAAAACCTGATTTAGTACTTGAATCATTACAAAAAACATTAGAGTTAAAAGACCAAGAAATTAACAATCTAAAACAAACTATAAAACAAATACAAACAAACAAAGATATAAACCGATTACTTCCTTTATTAGAACACGAAGATATAAAAGAAAAGTTTGAAGCGTTTTTAACTATTAACGAAAAAGCAAAATACTATAAAAAATATGAGTAAATATATTTTAATTTGGATATCTTACGAATTAGTAAGAGCAGTGATAATAAAACTATGGTATAACAAAATGAATAAAGAATGAGTAATCTACAAAGAATATTAAGAGTAATGAGCTTCTATTATAAAAGAGGCTGCAATAAAGAATCAGTAAACACTATTTATAAAAAAATACTAAAACAAAAATACAAATGAAACTAATATTAGAAATATACGATAACAAGTACACGGTTGAAATATCAAACGATGAACTAACTGCTTATGAGTTTTTAGAAATTATAAAAGGTTTAATGCATCAAATTACATATAACAATGAAACTATTAATAAAGCTATTTTAGAATTAGCTGCTGAAGTAAATTAAAGATATGCCTGATATAACAATGTGTACCGGAAAGAATTGTGATTTAGCTTCAACCTGTTATAGATATAAAGCAGAACCAAGTGGATATTATCAAAGCTACTTTACTGAAGCGCCTATTGAAGATGACCAATGTGATTACTATTGGGAAGTAGAAGATTAACAATAAGTAAAACCTATTATTTTTAAATTGAGTATAATTAATAATAATTGCTTTTATAATTATGGAAGATAGAAGAAAAAATAATGGTGGTCATAAATCTGCAGGACGTAAACCTAAAGTAGAAGAACAAAAAGTAAATACATTATTTGTAAATGCTTTGAAACAATTATACAATACAGAAGTAGACGACGAAGCTAAAATTACTTTTGTTAAAGATACTTTGTTAAGTTCGCAACGTGGACAGTTATTTGTAGCCGAGCATATATTTGGCAAACCAAAAGAAACAATCGAAACAACGCATAACATTAACGACTTCGATATAAAAGATATATTCAAAATTGATAAGTCTAAATAACAAATATAATTTATTAGGTTCCGATAGTAGATACTTTGTAATTACAGGTGGAAGGGGAAGCGGTAAATCCTATTCCCTTAACTCCTTTTTATTATTGCTTACTTACGAAGTTGGACACGTTATATTGTTTACACGTTATACTTTAACTTCTGCAAACGTTTCTATTATTCCTGAATTTATAGACAAGATAGAATCAGCTGATTTAAGCAATGATTTTTATATTACTAAAGACGAAATCATTAATTTAAAAACAGGTTCTAAGATACTGTTTAAAGGTATTAAAACAAGCAGCGGAACTCAAACTGCTAACTTGAAATCATTAGCCGGTGTTACAACTTGGGTATTAGATGAAGCAGAAGAACTAACAGACGAAGAAACATTTGAAAAGATAGACTTTAGTATAAGAACAAAAGGAATACAAAACAGAGTTATATTGGTTTTGAATCCTGCAACAAAAGAACATTTTATATATAAGAAATTCTTTGAAGATAAAGGAATCCAATCAGGCAGCAATTTAATAAACGGAGACACTACATATATTCATACAACGTATTTAGATAATATAGAAAACCTTTCTGAATCTTTTATTAACCAAATAGAAAACATTAAGAATAGAAGACCCGAAAAGTATAAACATCAAATATTAGGTGGTTGGTTGGATAAAGCAGAAGGAGTTATATTTAATAATTGGTCAATAGGAAAATACGAACAGGTAGGTAAAAGTATCTTTGGTCAAGATTTTGGTTTTAGTAATGACCCAACTACATTAATAGAATGCAATATAGACGCTTCTAACAAACGAATATATATTAATGAATGTTTCTCTTTACAAGCACTAACAACGTCGCAGATATACAACTTAAATAGGCAATACGTTAACGATGCTTTAATAGTTGCTGATAGTGCAGAGCCAAGATTAATAAGCGAGTTAGCTAATTTAGGTTTAAACATAGTTCCTACAATTAAAGGACAAGGCAGCGTTACATACGGAATCAGTTTACTACAAGACTACGATTTAATAGTAACACCTGAATCAATTAACTTAATTAAAGAATTGAATAACTATTGTTGGTTGGAAAAGAAATCAAATACACCAATAGACAAACACAACCACTTGATTGATGCTTTACGTTATGCAGTAAGCTACCAATTAGAAAACCCACACAAAGGAAATTATTATATTTACTAAATGACATACGGGGAAATCATAGCAACTATTGAATGTTACATTTATTTGGTAACGAATAACAATGTGCAAATAGCTATGCCTCGTAATGTAGGTGAAATAAAGAAAATGAAAGCTATGTACGAAGTAGCTAAACAGAATGTTGCTTATATGCTGCAGGTTTAAATGTTAAAGTTTTGTTAAAGTTTTAAAATACTTTTGTATTGTTAATAACAGTTGTATATTTGCGTATCAATAACAAACAAATAGAAATTATGAGAACAGTATCAGGAGTTTTATCAGCATCAGTAGCAATGGCAAGTAACGATTATTTAGTTCAAATAGCTTTTGCATTATTAACCTTTTATTTAATTTACCGTGAACTTAAAAGCGATAAAGAATTGTCTGAATAACGGAATAACTATTTATCCAATAG